GGGGGGGCAAGTATATATTTCCTTTAGTGGAGGTAAAGATAGTACAGTTTTGCTTGATTTAGCAAGAAAAATCTATCCTGATATAGAAGCTGTTTATATTGATACAGGACTTGAATATCCTGAAATTAAAACTTTTGTGAAATCTTTTGATAATGTAACCATTATTAGACCGGAAATGAATTTTAGGAAGGTTATTGAGAAATATGGTTATCCATTAATCAGTAAAGAGGTTGCTAATATTATCAGAGGTGCAAGAAAAGGTAAATCATCTTACATACGATATTGTAAAGTATATGATTTCGATAGTATATCTGATAAATACACAAAAAGATATGATTGTTCTCGGTATAAATATTTAGCTGATAGTGATATTCCAATATCAGAGCAATGTTGCGATGTTATGAAAAAGAAACCAGCTAAAGTATTTGAGAAGAAAAGCGGTAAAAAGCCAATCATAGCAACAATGGCAAATGAATCTGCATTAAGACAGACGAGTTGGCTTAGATATGGTTGCAATGTATTTGAAGGAAAGCGTGAAAGTTCTCGACCATTGAGTTTTTGGACAGAACAGGATATTCTTGAATATTTATCAAAATTTAATATCCCATACGCATCAGTTTACGGTGATATTATAAAAGATGACGATGATAAATACAAAACAACTAAATGTACTCGTACCGGTTGCGTATTTTGCGGCTTTGGATGTCATCTTGAAAAAGAACCTAATAGATTTCAAATGTTAAAAGAAACTCATCCTAAATTGCACGAATATTGTATGCGACCTTTAGATGAGGGTGGTTTAGGGATGAAAGATGTTTTGGAGTTTATTAATGTTAAATATGAATGACTATTGTTGGAGAAAATGAGGTGAAATTATTGAAAAAATTAAGATTAGCCATGTTAGGCTACACATCAGATGTTATGTTAGCCGGAATGAAACAATTAGTCGAAAACAATCAACAAGATATTGAAAAGTTTGTGCCTACAAAATACCATCCTTATATAAGAATGAAAGATGGGAGTCAAATAACAGGAATATCATTTGCAGAACATTTAAGAGGGCATAAATATGATCAACTAATATTGGTTGATGATAAACGTTGGAATATTTTAACAGATAAAGCGGTGGAGATTGATCAAATAATCGAACAGACTATGTATATGTCAGATGTTCCAAAAGAATTTCAAATTTTACATTATCTTGTAGAATAACTGATATAATAATCAGCAATGATTTTTATATAAATAACTAAAAAAATAATAAATAAGGAGCGAAGAAAACAATGGCAATTACATCAAGATTCACTTTTGTTGGTACACCGGTCATTCCTAAAGATAAGGCAAAAAGACCTTTCTGTAAGGAAATTAAAAAGACTGATGACAAGACAAAACAGACAAAGGACATGATTAGCATGACATTCGGTGTTAAGGAGAGCGAAAATAATATGGCTTTCGTTGAAGCATTCGATAGTGTGCAGGACACAATCATGACAATGGATTCAGACAATGAAAAAATGGAAGTAGCTTGGGATGACAGATTTGACGAAGATATTGTGAATACAGTAGCAAGTTATCGTAGATATACTGTCGATCTCGGCGAAGAACACGGCGGCAGATGCGACTTTATCACTCTGTATGACCTCATGCAGCACTTAAACAAGTATCTTCCTGATTATAAGGGTAAGGTTATGGTTACAGGTCAGTTTACAAGAGAGTGGTACGCTAAGAAGAGTACATATCTTGATAAATTTAAGATTCAGAATGTGTACGCAGTAGAAGAGGAAACAAAGAGCCGCCTCGCACTTACAATGGATATTTATTACAACAAGGATAGCATTGATAAGGGTGAGTTCAATGAAACGAAGAAGATTTTCCTTAACGGTTACATTGAACAGTATATGGGTAAGGATGAAGGCAGAAAGATGATTCCTATGACATTTATCTTCTCTGCTGCTAAATACGACCTTGAAAAAGAAAAACACAAGAAACTCTTTGATTACAAGATGTCTTATATCGACATTAAGAACAAGACAATGGTTCATATTCCGTGGGATATTGTTCTTCTGCGTGGAGCTGAAGAGGCAGAATTTGACGAAAGTATGCTTACTGCAAAACAGAAGGAACAGATTGAGCTTGGTCTTAAAACTCTTGATGATTTCAAGCCAAAGGGCAACATTTTGGGTGATAGGGTAAATGAATATCGTTTATTCGATCCGAAGCTCACCGGCGATTTTGCAGACGGACTTGTTGATACAGAGGAAAAGGTTTCTGAGTTTGAAGAAAAGATTTTTGTTCCTGCAAAGGACGAAACACTTGATGAAGCAAAGAAAAATTCTAAGACCTCTGCAAAGACAGATGAACCTGACGATGAAGAAGAAGAAACAACAAATGCTTCTCAGGAAACCGGCATTGATGATGACGATTTATTTTAATGTGAAAGGACGGATTTAATAATGGGTAAGTTTGGAAAGAAAAACGAAGTAGACCTTAACCCTTTGCACTATAACATTGCAATTTTGGGTGAAAGTGGTATCGGTAAAACAACCATTGCAAAGGAAATTTGTGAAAAAATGGTTGGTGAAGATGGATACATGCATTGGGATATTGGTAAGGAAAACGGAGCATCTGCTATTCAGGGCATTGTTTCTGAGCCGATTGAAGATTGGGATAAGCTGAAGGATGTTGTTGAGGATATTGTTGAAAACAAAACAACCGATTATCCTAACTTGCAGACAATTATTTGCGATACTTTTGACGAATTGATTATCCTTGCAGAAAAAGAAGCTATCCGTCAGTATAATCGTAAGAATCCGGATAAGAAGGCAGACACTATTAATAGTGCTTGGGGCGGATTTGGTAAAGGTCAGGATAAGGCAATGGAACTTATTCTCGATGCAATTTGGGAGCTGAAGAAAGTCGGTGTAAACACTATTATCGTTGCACACGTTAAGAGAAGTGATATTACTGATCCTATTTCTCAGGAAACATATTCAAAGCTGACTGCGGATACTCAGCAGAGATATTTTAATGCTGTTAAGAACAAGATGCATTTTATCGGTCTTGCGTATGTTGACAGAGATATTGTTAAGGAAAAAACCGGCAAGAAGAACATCGTAACAAAAGAAGATGTCATGATTAATAAGGTTGTATCTGAAAGCCGTGTAATCAGCTTTAGAGATGATACATATTCAGTTGACAGTAAATCAAGATTTGCAGAAATCGTTGATCATATTTCTTTCAGTTCTGATGATTTCATTAAGGCTATGGAGGATGCTATTCTTGCAGAACACGCAAAGGGTGGCGAATCCATAGAACAGACAAAGAAGAAACAGGCAAAAGCTCAGAAAGATGCAGATAAAAAGGCAGCGGAATATAGTAAGAACGCAAAGTCAAACAAGATTGATACTGAGAGAAACGAAGAGCTTCTTGCAGTAATCAAGAATAAGTTTACTAATGCCGAAGATGATGTAAAGGCTGAAGTTAAGGTTGTTATGGCAGAATATGGTTTTGCAAATTTCAAGGATGTAGAAGTTCCTACATTGGCTCTTGAAAAGATTGTTGAATTGCTGGGTGGGGAAGAGTAATCTTCCCTCCTAAATAAAAATTAGGAGCGGATATTATGGCTAAAAAATGTAAATGTCATATTACCGGTGAGGTTGGAACAACTGACCAGTTTATAAAAATCGGTAGATACTATTATAAAAATCAATATGTATATGACGAAGATAAAAGACTTAAAGAGGAACGACTGAATCTTATTGATTATATATGTCGTACTTTCCTGAAATACGGCGAAGGTCAGCCGTTTCCAACCTCTCTTCCTAAAAAACTTAACGAGTTATCATATTATGACAATGCCGTAATATTAGAAACTTTTAAGGCTTGTAAAGACGATATTTTGTATTGGTTAGAACACAAGAATTTCACTAATGAATATGGCAAAATTGCTTATATGTTTGCAATAATCAGCAATAAAATTGCAGATGTAAATAGAGAATATGTTCGTCAGGAAAAGATTAAGCAGAAACAAGACGAAAATATTGAGCATTTTACCGATCCATCATTAACAACCGGTACAAATAAATCCGGCAAGGATTTAAGTCAATTCTTGGGAGGTGATGACCTATAAATCTTAAAGATTATCCTAAAGAATTAACTGAGGGACGAGAGAGTGCGGAGGCAAGTTTCATTTTCTGCTTATGGAAACAGCCTGAGTTATTTGATGATTTTAAAACAATCAACGAAAACAATGATGAAACTATTAAAACCGAAGATGGTGTTTTCTACTTTTCACTCGGTAAGCAAATGTATTTAAAAGGTTATAAATCATTCGACCATGTTTCTATTTATACATTCTTGGAAACAAAACCAAATGTAAAAAAACACTTTGATGAGCTTGGTGGTTACAGTTCAGTTGATGAGTTGCGTAATTTGGTAAATGTTGAAAATACAGATGCTTATTATGACAATATTGTAAAAATGAATTTCCTTTTATCTTTGCATGATAAAGGATTCAATGTATTACAAAATATATCCAAATTTAAGGAAATGACAAGTCAACAGGTCTATGATTGGTATGATTATATGCTGAATAATATCGGTATTAAAAACAATCAGGATATGCAGATTGAAAGTCTTGAAATTGACGATAGTTTTCTTGAAGAATGTGATAAGGGAGAGGCAATGGGTATTAGTTATGGTAAAAAATGCCCTATTCTCAATAACATGACTCTCGGAGTACCACTTGGCGATATGTATATGTTTGGTGGTCATTCCGGCGTTGGTAAGAGTTCATTTGTTTTTGGAAATATGATAATTCCAATGACAGAAGAAGGTAAGAAATGTGCAGTAATAAGCAATGAGCAACGTTCAAAAGACTTTAAATATTTGTTGCTTGTTCACATTCTTACTCAGGAGCTTGATTATTGGGGATTAACTCGAAAGAAAATCAAACAAGGTAAGTTCAATGAAGAACAATGGGAGATGCTTAAAAAGGCAAAACAGATTTCAAGAGAAAAATATGCCGATATTAAATTTATTAAGTTATTTGATAACAATATGAACCGTGTTAAGCAGGTTATTAAAAAATTATCAAAAGTAGGGTATCAGGTATTCATGTTTGACACTATGAAATCAGATGATGAAATTGATGAAGCTATGTGGCAGCAGCTTTTGATTCATAGCCGTAAGTTATTCCAGATTGCAAGTAAAGAAAATATTGCACTAATTTGTACATATCAGCTTGCTTTGCACACTTTAAACAGACGTTATCTTGATGCAAGTTGTCTTTCTAATGCTAAACAGATCAAAGAAGTATTTTCAGAGATGGTATACGCAAGAGAAATTTGGCAGGATGAGATGAAAGACGAAAGGTATGATGTAAAACCATATCAACTTGTCAAAGACGATAGTGGTAAATATACAAATGCAAAGAAGCCCATTGACTTAGATGCAGATAAAAAATATATGATCATTTTTCTTGATAAAACGAGAAATGATGAAGATAAAAAACAAATCTTATATTCGTTTAACGGACGATTTAATTTGTGGAAAGAAATCGGTTTCTGCTCGGTAATTAATGAACATAAATAACATTTTGTTTTAAAAATTAAAAAAGAGGGAGGCTGGTTAAAATCGCAATAAATCATTTAAGATTAACAGAGCATTTAAGAAATGATGCAGATGCTTGTATAAGTATTTTAGAAGATTTGAATTATCAGAATATTAACCATATTGCCTCAAAGAATGAGCTTCGTTTCAGTCGAGAAGAAGGAACGAATCCTACCTCTATGAAATTATCACTTGAAACCTTAAAATTCGTATGTTTTTCAACTAATGATTATGGCAACATATATACTTTGGTTATGAAAAATAAAAATATGAATTTTCCACAAGCATTAAATTATGTGGCTGAGTTTTTAGGGCTATCAAAGAAAACATTAAATACAAAGATTAAATATCCATTTTCAGGTTTTTATAAAGGACTCATGAAAGAGATTACTGAACCGGAATATTCTATGCAAACATATGATGAAAGTATTTTAGAGGAATATGCCGATAAATATAATTTAATGTTTTTCAAAGATGGAATTAATTTTGATACACAGAAAGAATTTAATGTAGGGTTTGATTTGGAAACTTTGAGAATAACCGTTCCTGAGTATACTTTGGACGGTAAATTATGTGGGATAATGGGGAGGTTAAATGATTCAAATTGTGATAAACATGAACGTTGGATTCCTATTATCCCTTGTTCTCGTAGTTTAACATTGTACGGCTATCATAAAAACTATGCCGAAATACAAAGAAGAGGTTTAGTGGTAGTTGGAGAATCAGAAAAATTTGTTCAGCAGCTTCATTCAATGGGTTGTAAAGTTGGATTATCACTATGCGGATGCGATATAAGTGATGTTCAAGCGAAATATATTAAAAGTTTAATGACAAATCGTATTATTCTTGCTTTAGATGAAGGTCTTGAAGAAGAAAAAATACGAATGCAAGCAGAAAAATTAATTGTAAATAATGCTATGTTCCAAAACAAAGTAGGTTACATATACGATAAAGAAAATGTCATTATTCCAAAAGGTAGTAAAGGCAGTCCTTCAGATTATGGGAAAGAGGCATTTTTAGAATTATGTAAATCGCATGTTGTTTGGATTAATTAGGAGAGGATGATTTTATGAATATTAAAGACATAAAAACACCTCTCCCGATAAATAGTCGGGGGGGCTTGTAGTTTTAAGTTTATGTGATGGAATGAGTTGTGGTCAAATTGCTTTAAAAGAACTCAATATACAGGTTGATAGATATTATGCAAGTGAAATTGATCCTAAAGCAATACAGGTTACAATGGACAATTTTCCAGATACTATTCAATTAGGAGATGTTACCTTAATAACAGAAGAAGTATTAATGGAATTGCCTAAAGTTGATTTAGTTATATTTGGTTCTCCTTGTAGGTCTTTATCAAGAACAACAGCAGGAAGAAAAGAATATAACAACGGATTAAAAGGTGTATCTTGGCTGTTTTATCCTTGTAATGATATTTTACAATGGATTAAGAAAAATAATAATCCTGATGTGAAATTTATGGTTGAAAATGTCGATAGTGATAAAACTAATGATATAGCAGAAATGAGCAATTTATTAGGCGTGAAACCTATGCTTATAGACAGTAATTTATTTTCTGCACAGGATAGAAAACGCAATTATTGGACGAATATTTCAATAAGTCCTTTGCCTTTAAGTAATTCACTTTGTATAAAAGATATTTTAGATTCTGAGGTTGATGAAAAATATTTTTATTCACAAGAATTTACATATCATGGTGATGATAAAAAAGTATGTGCAACATTACATATTAACGGACACGATATATTAAAACGAGTTAATAATATAAATTTCAAATCACCTACACTTACAAGCTGTAGAGGTGGAAACACTCAAAAGAAAGTTTTCGATAAAGGTAGACCAAGAAAATTTACTCCAAACGAATATAGAAAATTACAGACTATTCCCGATTGGTATAGAATGGATGTCGCAGATAGCCATATTTACAATATGTGCGGCGATGGCTGGACTATCGAAGTAATAAAACATATATTTAAAAATTTAATATAAAATGAAAGGATTGATATGATGGCGAAACGTGAACTTGATCCTCGATTAAAGGCACTATATGATGCCGGCAAGAAAGTTTACAGTATTTCAAAAATCAATACAATAGATGAATGTTTGTATGAGGCTTATAATGCTTATGTGTTGCATGATCGTGGTACTAATGGTGTATATGGCATCTTAGGTACAAAAATTCATGATAAACTCGAAGAAATTATGAATGGAAAGGCAACTCCGGCAGAGCTACCAAGTACTCTTAATGAAGAATTATCAGATTTGGATATGCTTGGTATTGAATTCCCCAAAGATTTTAAGGGTAATGATACAATCAGAAATAACTGGATTGCAGATATGAAACATTTCTGCGAAACTTTTGAACCCCCAAAGGGTAAGTTTGATACTGAAGAATTGTTTATTTATAAACTTGATGAAGAAAGATATGTTCAGGGTTATATCGACTTAATCAGACATAATGAGGAAGATGATACAATTTCAATTTTTGACTGGAAAACAAGTTCTCAGTTTAATAAAGACGATTTACTTCATCACGGCAGACAGCTTGTTCTTTATGCTATTGCAAAAGAAGCACAGGGAATTAAAGTGAGAGATGTTTCATGGATTATGCTGAAATATTGTCAGGTTTCATTTTTTGGTAAAAAGCGTTCAAATTCAAAGAAACTTGAAGATATAACTAAAGTAATAAACAGAGGTAAATTGGTAAGCGAGTTAAGAAATAATCTCGAATACGATTTATCTGTTGCTGGTTATGATGAAGTTGATATTGAATGTATGCTTAACAAAGCATTGGAGGATAATTCTTTGGATTCTTTGCCTGAGAATATTCGTAATAAATATAAAATTGAACCTTATATCAGAACATATGAAATTACAGATGAATTAAAGCAAGAATGTATCAATTACATAAATGAAACGGCTGATAAATTCGAGAGCTTAGATAATTCCAGCGACAAGAATTTTCCGCCAAGAAACTTCATAAGAATTAATGGAAATAATAATGAAGTCGAAGATACTTTCTTCTGTCATACTCTTTGTAATTATCGTAATTCTTGCAAGCATATAAAATCATTTGATGAGCTGCAAAAATTAAAGAAAGAAACAGAGCATACAGAAGAAGATGATTTATTCTAAATAACTACAAAAATAATAAATAGTAATCATAGGGGGTGTCTAAAATTCAAAATTATCATAAACACACATCATACAGTAATATATTTATTGCCGATTCCGCTGCGGTTTATGAAGATTATGCAAAAAGAGCAGTTGAGCTTGGACACAAGGTAATATCCAGTCTTGAACACGGTTGGCAAGGGTATTATTACGAATGTTTTGAGTTAGCACAGAAATACGATTTAAAATTTGTTTTTGGAGCTGAAGCATATTGGGTAAAAGATAGATTTGACAAAGACAGAATCAATAATCATATTGTATTACTTGCAAAAAATGAAAACGGTAGAAGAGCAATTAACGGTATATTATCAGATGCAAATGAAACAGGATATTATTTCAGACCAAGAGTTGACTTAGAATTATTGTTATCACTTCCAGCAGAAGATGTAGTAATAACTACTGCTTGTATTGCCTTTTGGCATTATGATGACATTGAAGAAATTCTATTACAATTACATAATCATTTCAAAAACAATTTATATTTGGAAATTCAGTATCACAATACAGAAAAACAGATAAATTTAAATAAACAAATTTTAGAATTGTCTGAAAAATACGGAATTGAAATGATTGTCGGCATGGATAGTCATTATATTTATCCGGAGCAAGAAAAAGAAAGAGAATATATTCTTGCTGCAAAAAATATCAAATATGATGACGAAGAAGGTTGGTTCATGGATTATCCGGATGATGAAACAACTATGGGTAGATTTTTAGCTCAGAATGTTTTTACAAGAGAACAAATTCAAAGAGCAATGGATAATACTGATGTTCTTTTAACATTTGAAGATTATTCAATAGAAAATCCTATATTTTCAAAATCTGTTAAGTTACCTACATTATATGACGGTGAACATGAAATTAATGGGGAATTACTTCCTAAACTCAACCAAGAAGAACGTAATAAAATGTATTCAAAACTTATTACATCACAGTTTAAGGAATATATGAAAAATATGCCGGATGCTGATTGGGATGAATACTTCGAGGGTGTAAAAACAGAAGTTCAGGTTTATAAAAATACTCATATGGTTGATTATCCGTTAATTGACTATCAGATTGTAAAAAGAGCAATAGAAAAAGGTGGTCTGATTACAAATACAGGAAGAGGCTCTGCTGTTGGTTACTTTACAAATACTCTATGCGGATTTTCTAAAGTGGACAGATTTACCAGTCCTATTAAACTTTATCCTGAAAGATTTATTAGTGAAAGTCGTATTCTGGAAACAAAATCACTACCTGATTTGGATTTAAACTGTGGTAATCCTGAGATATTTGCTGAAGCACAAGAAGAAATTTTGGGTAAAAATCACGCTTATCCTATGATTGCTTTTGGTACTGCTAAAAAGAAATCTGCATTTAAGCTATATGCAAGATCGCAAAATATGGATTTTGATTTAGCAAATACGATTTCCGGACAGATCGAAAAATATGACGAAGCTCTTAAATATGCTGATGACGATGAAAGAGATGAAATTGACATTTATGATTATGTAGATGAAGAATATCATTCTTACATTGATGCCAGTCAAAAGTATTGGGGCATCATCATGGATAAAAAGAAAGCTCCATGCGCATATTTGTTATATTCCGGTGATATTCGCCGTGAAATTGGTTTGATAAAATGTAAATCTGAATCAACCAAGAAAGAGTATATTACCACCGTAGTTGATGGTGCTATTGCAGAAAATTATAAATTCCTTAAAAATGACTTGCTGAAAGTTGATGTTGTTCTGTTAATTGATGCAGTTTATAGAAGAATCGGTATTAAATCTCATACTGTTAATGAACTTATGGAGCTGGTTAAAAACGATCAGAAAGTATGGGATATATATTCTAAAGGATTAACAGTTGGTGTAAACCAATGTGAAAAAGCATCTACAACGCAAAAGGTAATGAAATTCAAACCTAAGAACGTTTCTGAGCTTGCCGCATTTATTGCTGCAATTCGTCCAGCGTTTAAATCAATGTATTCAAAACTGGAAAATAGAGAAGATTTTTCATATGGAATTCCTGCGTTTGATAGAATTCTTCAAACAAAAGAACTTCCTCAGAGCTTTATTCTTTATCAGGAACAAACAATGAATACTTTGAACTATGCTGGTTTTCCTATTGACGAATGTTATGGTATCATCAAGGCTATTGCGAAGAAACATCCTGAGAAAGTTCGTCCTCTTAAAGACAGATTTATTACTGGATTTAAGCAACGTATCATGGATGATGATAATGTGCCAGAAAATGAAGCACAAGAAAATAGCGAAAAAGTATGGCAAATCATCTCGGACTCATGTGGATACGGATTCAACTCTGCTCATGCTTATTGTATGGCTCTTGATAGTTTATATAACGCATGGCAAAAGGCTAATTATCCATATGAATTTTATGAGGTATTATTACAGACTTTTTCAGATAAAGGCAAAAAAGATAAAGTTGCAGAACTGAAAAAGGAAATGTCAAGAGGTTTCGGTATTTCTGAAGGTCAATATAGATTTGGTGCAGATAATAGAAAGTTTGTTGCCGATCCTGAGAACCATGTAATTTATCCTTCATTGTTATCAATAAAAGGATTAAGTCAAGGTTGTGCAAATGATTTATATGATTTGGCTCAAAAAGGAACATATGATGATTTTTATTCTCTTTGGAAAGCAATGAAGAAAAAGAAATCATTAAATAGTGGTAAAATTAATACTTTGATTGAAATTGGTTATTTTGATAACTATGGTTCGATTGGTAAAATTCAAAAGTTTATTAAGATTATTGATGACTTATATGACCGATCTCAGTTCTCAAAAGATAAAGTACCTGAAGAATATCACAAGATAATTCATAAATATTCTGAGGAAAGTGAAAAACAATATAGAAAATTCGACTATGATGCAGCTCTTATTGAAATATGGAATTCTTTAGAAGATTCTGATATTACTCTTAATCAAAGATTGAACTATGAGTTAGATAATTTAGGATATGTAAAAACAGAAATGCCGGAATTATCTCAGGATTATGCTTTTGTTCAGGGATATGAATGTAAGTATAAAAATCCAAAACTCACATTATACCGTCTTTGCGATGGCACAATCGAAACAGTAAAGATTAAGCGTAAGCAGTATGATAATGCTCCTATTCAAGTAGGGGATATTATTAAAACTATTGAGCGTTCAAGAGAGGGCAAGTGGTCGAAAGATGCCAATGGCGATTGGCAACAGGACAATATGGATAAGGAAGTAATCTTAAAGAAATGGAGCTTTGTAAAATGATTCTTAGATTTATAGGTAATGATGGTTCAATGGGATTAAGACATGGTTTGACATATAATGTCCGAGTTACATCAAATTGTTCTTATATAATTGCTTCATTTTACAATGGCAAAGATTTTCTTTCCTGTCCATATAGTTCACCTCAATCCTTCGCCGCAAATT